ATATGTTGGGGTTTGGTGGACAAGCTATAACAGGCTTTGCAGATAACAAAGAACAGTTTGAGAATGCGTTAAAAGAAAGAGTTGGTCCAGGGAACTACAAAGTTATTGAGGATAAAGACGCTTCCTTCTTCCAAGATAAATATTATGTAAGTCTAAGAAAATCAGATGGTAGTTTTACACCATTCACAAGCCCCACCCAAAACACATTAGATTACGTACAAAAATATTTTCCTATGTTAGGCTTTGAGGTGTTAGGGGACTCAGCAGCAGTTGGTACATCTATACTAACCACAACTGCCTTAACAACTTTAGCATCTCTAGTTCCTGTTGTAGGAGCTGTAGCCGCACCTGTGGTTGCATTAGCAGGTCTAGGTTATATGTTGTACACAACTAACAAGGGAGTAGAACGAGGCAGACAGTTTATACAAGACCAATTAGGTTTGCGTGGTGAAGATGCTGAAGAATTTGGTAGTCTTGTAGAGAATATAAAGGAAATAGTCACTGACCCAAAAGCAGGGCAAGCGTTCAAGCAATTAATTGGTAAAAAAGCTGACATAACAGATGAAGAGTTTAAACAGGAATTACGTGGTATATTTGGCACAGCTATAGCTTTCCCACTTGCTCTAGTGGATAAATTAAAAGGTTCATTAGCTAGGGTAAGAGAAAGAGCAACTATAGAGGATACTAATATTTATAAATCTGCTATTGAAGCAGAGGATTTTGCAGATAAAAAAGGTTTAGTTCCTACCATTCTCCCACAAAGAACTATGGATAAAAAAATATCCAGACTTGCATCATTAGCCGAGCAGACATCTGTAATCATACCAAAAGCTTTACGTTCTCAAATGCAAAGTGCTGTTAATTATTTAAAAGAGCAAAGAAAGAATATAGGCGGAGGTAACTTCGGACAATTTAGAGCAGCAATGTCAAGCATGGGTACAATGCTCAGAAACATACGAGAAGGTAAAACTGTTGTAGATTTTGAAGGACTGGGGACAAAACTAAACGAGCTCGAAGAATTATTCTTTGACTTACGTATGACTGAGTCCCGAGGTATGTACAAAAGCATATTCGATAAGATAGGTGGTAGCACTTATAACTTAGAAAGAATACGTGGACTAATTGCTGGTCGTGAAGTAAAGACAACTATACCTGTTAGTAAACAAAAGCCAGGCAGTCCTATAGAAGCTGGTAGCACACCTGTAGTTACGGGCGAGCCTAAGGTCGATTCTATAGTAGCCGACCTAATGGAGTTAGGTGCTGTAAGTGGCAACACTCGTGTTTTAACAGCAAAAGGTGTTGAGAAGGCTGTCGCACAATTAAAGAAGAATCATCCTGAGTATGCTAAATACTTAGATACTAACGATATACAAATAAAAACTCCTGCACAGTTATTACATGGTTACGCTGTTTTACTCGGGCAAATGTCAAAGGGCGTCTTTGGCAGAGACGTAGGTACAGCCGCTAATCCTCAGTTGGCATCATTTACACAAGGACTGAGGACAGCACTACTAGACGAGATAGCTAGTCCAATCATACCAAAAGGCAAACCTGCCATAACAGGCTTAAAAGAAGAAATAGATGCAGCTAATACATTTTATAGACAAACCTTTGATGTCATAGAAACAGATGTACAACTACAAGCTAGAATAGGTGCTAAAACTGGTCAAGAAGGAACAACCATACCAGAAGCCATAGGTATAGCCCCAGGTACAGCAGGACGAAAACAACCTGTACAAAAAACTTTAAGTAACATTGCTTTTCAAGAAGATTATATAATGAAGAACTTTAAAGGCAAGAATGTACCTATAGGACCTATGACTAGAATAAAAGAAGCCTTTGCTGATGTCATCAGTAATAAAATAAAAGGTGCATCAGATGTTAGCCCCGTTAAAACTGATTCTGCCGCAGATGTAAAAAGATATATAGAATCTTATAGCCCACGTGAATTAAAAAGTTTAGGAATAGACAAAGCCTCTGTATTTAAAGACTTAGACATGATAGCCAAGTTAGAAAGTACGCAAATGGCTGAGAGATTAGCTTTAGGCTCACGTATAAAAAATACAGAATTAAAAAATGTATTTGATAATATCGTTCAAGCCAGAGACCTAGACTTAACTAAGACAGTTGACACTATGATGGATGTCATAGGTAAACTGCCTAAAGGACAACAAAAAACAGAAATAGCTAATGTCAGAGCAGGATTATTGGACTATGTATTTTCTAAACAAAGCGGAGTTTTCCAAGAGGTAACCCAAAAACAAAGTGCATATTCACAAATTGGTGACACAATAATTATGCCAAATAAATTAGATGAAGTTATAACAAAACTAGATGGTGCAGGGGTGTTTCAAAAAATACTGACTGCAGAAGATAAAAAATTGTTAAATGGCATGAAAAACTATGTAGGAGTCATACAAAATGCTGGTACTGACGCAGGTTCTGCCTTAGCAGGTGCTCAGATTATTGGTAATATGTTTACCTTAGACCCAGGCAAGTTCATATCTGGTATGGCTAGATTAAGTGCCCAAGGAAGAATAGCAAAGTTATTTGCTAATAAAGCGTTCTCTGATGCAATGACTGGCATCGGTCCAACACAACCACAATCTAAAAAGTTATTAAGATACTTCACAGGAGCAGGAGCTGTGGGTAACATTATCACACAGTTTGCGTTATTAGGTTCACAACGTAGTGGTGAGTCTGTTCAAACAGAAGAGATGTTAGACCCAGAACTTGATAAAACTATACAAAGTTTAAGAAAACAAACTGAATCTTTAAGGTAAAGTAATGACATATAAAGATTTAATAGATTACACTTACTTAGCAGGTGTGGGAGAACCCTCTCGTACAGAAGAAGACCTTGCTATTACTGAAGAAGACGTCAAAGGATTTGTACAAAGACGTAAAGCCGCAGCAGAGAAACAAAAGAAAGCAGGCATGTTTTCCTTAGCACAAGGAATACTGGAAGAACAATATAGTCCTAGGATATCATTAGATTATGGTGAAGTGTTGCCAATACTGCCTGGTGCTTATCGTCAAGACACAAAAGCCATAAAAGATAAATTAATAGCTGAACAACTAGATATTGCTCAACAGATAGAGGATTACAAAGCTGCTCTATCTGACAGACCTGCTCCTAACTTAGGTATAATGAGTCCTCGGGAACTTGTTAATACTTTTAAAAAAGCAGACTTTACTCCTTTGAAACCTCAGGGCATGGGCACAGGTCCTATTGCATCCCCTCCTGATAAACCAACTGATATAACCAATTTACCAAAGTTTAGTTTAACTGGACCTGCTGAGTTTGGTCCTACAGCAGGGGGCATATTACGTGCTCTTGGACCTGCCCAATTTACAAACCCTCTCACTAAACCTAAAGACGCATTGGGTTCAGGCTTTGGTTTTATACTAAAAGGTATGAAGGGCTTAACTGGTGAAGAATACTTAACTAAAAGTATTGTAGCCAATATACAGAAAAATAGTGACGCTACTGGTAAAAGTATTTTACGAGACGCCTTAGAAGAAAAAGGCGTGCGTATTAAAGATAGGACTATAAAACAAAAAGATACCGCTCAAGAAGAACTTAACAAAACTCTTGGTGTTTCAGAAGAAGTTAAAGAAATAGAAGTTAAGTTACCTGAGTTCGATACAAATTTACCAGATAATGCTAAAGTTATAAAAGAAGCGTTAAAGAAAAATACAGAACCAAACTTCCCAGTGTTGAGAGTAAAAGACTTGATGATGTCGGAAGAATTAAGTGGTCTAGAAATACAACAAACACAAAAAAGTCCTTTTTTTGCTGATAATGTTTCTACCTACTTTAGTAATTATCCTGAGACAGGAGCATGGCAAAGTGCAGGATACACAAGAGGTATACCTGCATTTAGAGTATCTTTTTCTGAAGAAGGTGTAGGACTGAAGGCAAAAGGAGTTACAAGTCCTTATGGTCTTTCAAAAACTTATAAGCATCCTCAAGTGGTAGGTGGAGAAGGAACGGCTCCTTTATATGGTCATGTGCGAAGTTTAGAGATAAAAGAATTAGAACCAGGAACGGTACACCCATTTACAGGACAAAAAATAGGTGCAAAATTTGGAGACCCTAGAGTATTTTCATTAGCAAAACTACCTAGAGACTATGCTATAATAAAAGACTTGGAAGAGGCGGGAATGCTGGACCCTTCTAAAAAAGTCAGACTTGAGAAAATAATTAGGGATGGAGCAGATATATCTAATTATGATGAAAGTGTTGCAAAATTTAACAACTATGGCATAAATCCTAATCCTCCTGATGACGATTTAGTTGGAGATTTTTTAGTTCAATTTCCACGTAACGTAGAAAATCCTATTGATGTTTTACCAAGTATTAAGAATTTTTTAACATTTAAAAGAAGAATGCAAAAGCTAAATGCTATGTTACAACTAGTTCCTGTCCCTAATATATCATTACAGGGAAAAGTCAAGAAAACTCAAAACTTTGGTTATTTATTACGTGGGGGCATAGCTAATAACAGAATGACCATTGATGATGTGCTTAGATTAATAAAAGCAGATGATAAAGAAGTTAAAGAATTATTTCCTGAAATAGTAGAAGCAGAAAATGCTACAAGAATTATGAGGATTGAGGATGCCATTGCAAAGTTTGTTAAAGTAGCTATACAAAATAGTTTTAATACAGCTGATACAGTAAACATAACAAAAGACATGTTTTTACCAAATGTTATTGGAAAAGATACACAAATACCAAATATATCTGTAAATTCTGGTGTTGGTGAATTTTTACAAGGACAGTTTAAGGGCAGGGCAGGAGATGCCATTACTCTTGACGATTTAGTAAAGTATGCACAAACTTTAGCAAGGATTGATGCACAAACTTTAATCTTATCAAGGAAAGGTTTAACAAACATACATAATTTACAAGCTGTCCCTGGTCTTACAATAAGACCAAAATTAAGAGTAAATGAAAGAGGTAATATAGAAGCAGTACCAGAAATGTTGTCAGAAAAACAAATAGAGGACATGGGTGAAATTGAAGCAGCAAAAGAAGCTCATAACTCTGCTCAAAAAGGAGAAGTAATAGATATAGAAGCAGAGTCTATAGGTTTATTAACTTCGTTAGCCTCTAAGCAAAGTCCAGTCGACATTAAAGCTAAATTAAAACCAATGACAGTCATGGACCAAATAAGAGATTTGATAGAGTGGGAAAAGTTGGGTGGACCTGAACTGTATCAATTATATAAAGCTAGTAATGTAAATGCACCTACATCACAGTTAGCCATGGGCTTTCCCGTAGAACTTAGGGATAAACTAAAGTCATTAGAATTAAACTGGGGTAAAGGAAAAAGAGTAAAAAGATTAGGAGAAGAACAGTTTGATACTTTCAAAACTTCTCAGTTTAAAAATCCTGAATCTATGTTAGATAATATGAGAATGCAACAAAGAGGAGATGCAATCCTTACACCTGAGCAACAGATGGAACGCTTTGAACGTGCATATAATTTAGAAGATGAAACAGAAATGTTAGGTGCTCTTGCTTACACAAACACCACTGCAAATAAAGCGTTCGCTAACTTACAAAATCGTCCTGATAAACTAGTTGAAATAAGCACACTACATAATGTAAAACAAGCTTTAAAAGATGGTTTTGATAAATTACAATTTAATACGTTTACAACTATGGCTGAGCTTGCAGGATGGAGCAGTGGAGTTTTTGGTGCAGGTCCACCTGGAAAAGCAGCAATGAAAGAATATCTTACAAGTCCCTTTAAAGATAAGATATCTGCTAGTGATAACTTTTTATTTAAAGTTGTTACAGAAGACTTCCCAGAGTTAGCAAGGGAGAAGGCTAAAGGTTTGTCCGTCGGTATGTTTGATGCTATTTCTGATTTACATAAAAATGTGCAAGAAAGAAATAAATTTATGAGCTTTTGGGATGCGTATAATGATAAATTCAACCTTGATGAACTTATAGAAAATTTTATAAAAGATGATATAACAAATAGAAATGGAGAAGCCACAGAATATATTGTGGATAATTTTACTGATAAACATTCTGTATCAGAATATGGAACTACTACGAGATACAATAGATTTTCAAATACTCAAGAAGTATTAGACTTATTTAGTAAGGAAAAATCTAAGGAGATACATGAACAATTTAGGTCCAGACCCCACACTTTTTTAACTAGCATAGGTAAGAACATGGATTATTTAAATGCTCTCGCTAATGCAGCAACTAGAGTTAACGTAATAAATACTTTTAGACCCCCACTAGGTCTTTCGCCCTTAGCTAAATTCAAAGAAAGAAAAAACAATCCGTTTTATTTAAAGTATGGTATGCCTAGCGATAAAAAATTAGAAGAGCTTATAGCTAAAATGCCAACTGTAAATAGTGACGGAACTATAAAAGAAAAGAATTTGGGCTTCTCACTTCAATATGGCAAATACAAAATTAAAGCATTGGAAGGGCTAGGACTTAAACCAAAGATTGTCCGTCCAGATGAAGACAATCCTTTTACATTTATAGAAGTTAACCTTGGGAACACTGAAGCAGAAAAAGCAGAGTTGTTAAAAAAGCTTGAACAACAAGAAATAGCTTTATATTCTCAATATATGCCAGTTCCTAACTTTAATGAAGTCAGAGATGACGAAGAAATGGGTGCGACTTAACCTTCGTTAATCACTTCCATAGCATTTAACTTATCTTCTATTTTACTAGCTTGTGAACGGAGCTGCTCTGCAACTCTCGTCAAGAACTCTTTACTGCTACCACTAATCCTCACATCATTTTTCCTCAACACTGCAATCGTGTGACTATCTATGAGTGTCTTTGTGACTTCATCCCAAGTGTATTCACTAAAGGAAGGGTCTTCGTGCTCAGGTGCTATTACAACACCTATACCATTTAAGGTTAGCGAAAGCTCTAAGTCTAAGTCATTTACAAGTTCAATTCTTTTTATTGACATCTTTTATTTTTCTTCCTTTAAAGAATACTATTAAGTTAATTATAGTGTTAATTGTTACTGCTATTAGAAGCCATAGTTGCCACAACTCTATCGTCATACTTTTCCTTTGATGGAAGTTTCTCCCATTCTTTCATACTCATTCTAAACCTAGCTAGTGCACTTCTGTTGTTGTCACTAACTAAGTCGCCTTGCGATATTCTTGCCCACTTTCTGCCCTCTACGACGTACACTAAGTGTGTACCACATATAGGGAAACGTGACTCAAAAAATCTAGCCCTATATCTCTGTGCGTTTTTCCATACTGGGCTCTGAGGTTTCTCTATCTTTGCCATTCTTGTTCCTTTCTCTGAATGCCTTGATTACATCTGATGAAAATAGTTTTTGTATATTGAGCAAATACATCGCTGATGCATTGTGGTCGCCCCCCTTTACTGTTTTAGTGTAGTCAAGAGAGTCAATAATACTACGTAAAACATCAGTCCGAAAAACAAGTGTTGCATAGGTTTCATTGCCAATACATAGGTTATGAAACCAATAATCTGATTCTGTTGCTTTGATTCCCGAAGGTTTACCATAACTTTCATACTCCACTGCTATATTACCAGTTCGTTGCCACATATCTCTTTCAGACTTAACTTCAATCTTTTTATTCTGAAGCATATCTGCAACTTGTTTTTCCCTGACCTCACCATAGTTCAAATCAATGTCGAACTTCTTTCGGTCTTTTACTGACGGCTTCACTTCTTTTTGCTTTCAGTAGTTTCCTCTGTCTGTTTTCTTTCTAAGTACTTAAGTATCATAGATAGTCTGTCATCATATTTACCTATCTCTGCTATTTCTTTATCCATAGCCTCAATAATATCTGAGTGCTCTCCGATACCTGTCGACCTGCTTAAGTATATTTCTACATTCGCAATATGCTTATTTATGTATCCTACATAATAAGACTTAAGTGCGGCTAATAACATTTCTCTCACTTTTGTTTCTCCTTAGATTTTTAAAGTAACTATGATTAAATCCTCTCAACCATTCTTTCCCTCTAAAAGAAGAGGGATTAAATGGGTTTGTGGACTCGTGTATAATACGTCTGGTCTTCTTCGTCCTATAAAAGTCTCGTTGTCCTTGTATATAGAATCTGTCAACAATAGCCATATTTTAACCTATATCTACCACTTCACAGCTATCTGCTGTACAAGCTAGTGTTTGATTACCTACAGTATTATCTTCTTGTTCATAATCAGCAAGTTTTGACCAATTAATAAACTCAGGCATCTTAGCTAAGAACTCCTTATAATGTTCTTCCGTGCAATCTTGGTACGGGGCTTGTTCATACACCATATCACTTCTTGGCAAAAAAGACAAGCCTGAAGCTATATCAAAGTTCTTGTATATCCAAGAGCCAGTCTCTAACCACTCATCTTTACCAACAGATATAGTTACAGACGGCTTATGCTCACACCAACTAGAAGCATAGACTTTCCAAAACTCTAACTGTTCTATGGCTGACATATCATCTCTAGTGACACACATATCAGGTGCTTTGATAGGGAAGCTAAATACAGCGTTACTTTGGCTCCATCCATCAGTTTCCCATGGTATGTTTTGGTCCATCATAAATTGTGTGAGTGGGTCTTTTTTATCTCCGCGTACAGTTCTTATATAATACTGACTGTGTCTTGCATGAATACCTGACGCAGAATCTGTGAGTTGTGAAACTGTGCCTGATGGTTTTACACAAGTAATAGCAGTGGATTGTGGTATGCCGATAGCTTCAGCAAACTCTTTATTAGTATCGACGGCTACTTCTTTTAATAACTGTAGAACATAATTTAAATCCGTGTCATTATCTTTACCATTAGTAATAGCATTATCCATAATGCCTGTCATGGACACACCTAGCAACCTCTCCTCAGACGTGTTAGTATACCATATCTTACGTAAGTATGGGAAGTGAGTTAAGGTAGACTGGAACGTACCTATTATAGTAGCTATACGAACTTTCTTTTTCAAGTCTTCGACAGTATCACTACCACGTACAATTATCTCAGACAAGTTACAGAACTGATATGGACGCAGTATAATCTCACTACATGGATTAGTACCAAAGTCATACTCAGGGTTTCTTCTACCATTCTCAGCCGCCTTATTCTTAGCCGCCCCACGATAGAACATACCTCTCTCTCCAGTGCCAGACTCAGCTAAGGAAAGCCACTCTCTCATAAATGTGTATGGGTCAGGCTTATCTGTGTAAGCCACTGAATTATTTGACATTTGTCGCTGTGGCTCAGTTTTGTAAAACTCTCCAGTTTTTGCATGTCTCATTCTATCGTCAGATAAATTAGATAAACTTATCATAGCAGAACGTCTTACACCACCAGAGACAACTACTTCTCCTACTTTGCACATTAAGTCATGGCACTCTAAGCTAGACAACTTTCTACCTTTTGCTTCTTTAAACACTTTTACTGTGAATCGAAACAAATTATCTAAAGGTGTTGGTCCTGATGCTCTACCACCAAATATCTTTAGTTTAGCACCTGCAGGTCTAACAAGAGACAAATCCCATTTAGGTATTTCTCCTGCCCATAGTAAAGCCAATAGCTTACGGAAAGCTTTTGCCCATCCTTCTTTACTGTCCTTAACAATAATAGTTTCTTCTGTATCAAACAATAATCCAGGGACTTCAGGCAACTTATTTATGCAGTCTCGCTCCACAGAGAAGCCAACACCAGTGCCACACATAAGTATATACATAGCTTCATCAAATGCTTTTGGGTCATCTACTGGTAAATAAGAACAGTTATATCCTGCAGTATTATCTCTATCTAAAGCTTTGCCTGCAGTCATCATAGCTCTCATAGAAGGCATAACTTCAGAATGAAGTATAGCTTCATGTAGTTCTTCTTTAACATTGTCAGGTATGGTATAACTATGCTTTTTCAAAAGTTGTGAACTCATAAAATCGACATATCTGCCCACAGTCTCATGCCATTCCTCTCTTCTGTTTTCATCATCAAGCCATCTTGCATACCTAGACTTGTGAATAAATTGTTGATAATACGTTGGTAGAATTACGTTACTTTTCATCTTAATACCCTTATAGTTACATCTTTTGTTTGCAACCCAACTATTTCATGTAGTAGGTCACCAATCATTTCTTCCAATATAAATGGAAGCTCTTCTTTGTCAAGTGTGAACTCTTCTGAATCCACTTCAGCAGACACTCTAATCGTTATCTTCGATTTCCTCATTTTTCACCACACTAATTAGGCGAGATAAATACCACTCGGCTTTCTGCAAGTCCTCAACAGGCTTGCCTTTGTATTTGTATCTCCACAAATACTTCATAATATTTCCTTGTAGATAACTTTTAAATTCGTCGCCCGTAGCAGCTTGTATAGCATCAATACACTCAATACCGAACTCATTATAGTGAGCAGGACTATTAACCATATCTTCTTCTTCTACTTGTTTAAGTCTCATCTTCATGTACTCCATGTGCCCTAAATGTCTCAATGTATTGTTACTTTCAAATTTCCTATTTCTTCATCTATACTTTGCCGACCATCTTCTAATACTTGGTCTGTATCTCTAATTGCAGTATGCACCATACCCCTTGTTAGAAGAGCATAGAACATAGTGTCTTCCTCTGTCAACAAATTTCTATCATGACTATGATAAATTTCTACATCAAAACCTTTGTCTAAGTGTCTGATTATAATAGCAGAATCGCCATTGTTTAATTTTATTTGATTTTGCGACATGTTACCTTCTCCATAAAATGTTCTGCATCCACTATTGCTAATGGCTTTTGTCTGTTCATTTTTATAATGAGGAGCGGCTCACCTGAGTGACCATGCCCAACTGCCTGCTCATAATAGTTATATATGGTGGTCATTCTCTCTGTATTTTTACACTCTATGTTATAAGGGAATTGTTTGTATGCAACTGTAGATAATTGGACATCGGCTCCATTGACTCCCATAGGGGTGGATTTGATGTCCAACTCAGTTACACTTTTAAGTAGACTTAGTAGTTTTTCTGCTACCCATGTCTGTAGCTTTCTTCCCTTTGCTTTTGCTGACCTCGGCGACATCTTCTTCTTCAATACGGATTTCTGTGATGTTAGCCGCTGGGATGGTGACTTTTTGACCTTTCGTTTCGAGGGTCGGAAAAGCGATTTCGTTGTTGAGTTCTTCGATAAAGGCATCTGCTCTCTCTTTACTTATCTTAAATATTTTTGCAATGGGAGAGCCATCAGTACCTCTATACTGAATCGTCATGGTTACGCCACTCTTCGGTGATGTGGGTGTACCAAATCCACTTGGGGTTTCTTCCTTTGCTTGGTAATTGTCTTTTGAACTCGAGGTTTTCCCAGCATGTTGTCTTGTAGGGACAATAACTGCACTCAATCCCCAAGGTCCTATTACCTGTAGGTTTTTTATAAAAGACTTCCTCG